CCCCCCTCCGGGAGGCACGGTCTAAAATGCCATTCAGTGCCGCCACGCTCAAAAGCGACCATCGTGGCGGCTTCTCCACGAGTATCGCAGACAGCATATATTCTTCGGCGACGGTGGGGGATTCCCCAATATTGAGCGTTGACAATTCGATAGGCAACAGCTCCGTAGGACACAGCTTTTGCCCATTTTCCATGCTGGCGAATAGGCTTATCTGTTCCACCTCCGGCAAAATCTCGGAGGTGCAAAAGCTCGTTGAGAACAATTTCAAAATCCTTTCCGCCATGCGACGACAGCGCACCCGGCACATTTTCCCAAATGACAAAGCGCGGATACCTTCCGCCTGTGGCAGACAGCATTTCCCGGATGACCCGGATTGCTTCATAGAACAGGCAGCTTCGGTCGCCGCCCAGTCCTTTGCGCTTTCCCGCAATGCTCAGGTCTTGGCAAGGAGAGCCGAAAGTGATGATGTCCACCGGCTCGATCTGACCGCCTTTGATGTCCGTTATGCTGCCGAGGTGTTGCATCTCCGGCAGGTGTGTTTTGGTAACGGCAATAGGGTAAGGCTCCACTTCGCTTGCCCATACAGCCCGCCCGCCGCACATCACAGCACACAGTGGCATAGTCCCGCTTCCATCGAACAGGCTGCCCAGCTTTACCTCCGCCGCAGGCTTCCCCAATTCCCGGAAAGCATTTTGGACGAAGAACAGGGCATTCGGCAAGGCCATTCCGTTACCCCACATGGAATACTCCGCCGACGGACTGTGCAGCTCGTCGTGCCATCTCTTCACTGCGGCATCGCTTCTGGCTCCATCCGCCCGGGCAATGATTTTCTTCGGTTTCTGCCCTTTGATCTTGCAATTTCTCAGGTACACTTCCCGCCAGAACTTGGTTTCTTCTGCGTCCGTCAGCGGCGCGATTTCTCCCCAGCCATCTGGAAAACCCTGTAGCCGCCCGCATTCCATCGGCAACAGGCGGCGCACGATCCATTCCGGCAGGCGCGGCACATCCGGCTGAATGACCGGGTTGATGTAATTCAAACTCCATCCCCCTGATTCTTTCGCTTGGAGCGTTCCGCTCACCGTGCCATTCAGACGGCTGTTTCTTGCATCGTACGCCACCGCATGACGGTCTTGCGTGTTCAGCGTGAACGAGGCATTTTCCCGGACACCACTTCCATTTTGATTTGTGTTTCGGTCAACAAAGTTCCCGGCAAGGCAGAACGAGTTGTAGCCTACAATGGTTCTGTCCTTGTCACGGCTCAGGGTTGGTGCTGTATTCATCAGGCGTTCGGCGTTGGTCTGGGTGGATGCAATGCAGCACACGTCTTTTTCACTGTTCACGCTGCCGCCCCCCCCTCGAACCAGAATAGCCTGTGACCGCATGGTGCTGGCGGTGTGCATCAGCGAAGGAGCTACGCCGTCGGCATCGTATACCCGCTTTCCCTGTGGGAAGTCCTGGGTCAAGCATTTAATCTCCATGGTTTTCCTCTTTTCTTGTGCGAACGGTCGGCATCGAACCGACCCGTCTGTTGATGATGGGGAATCGGAAACAGGCGGCACCCTGCGCTCGCATATCAGACCCGCTCCGTAAGAGAGGTACAGAGCGGGGCGGCCACTGCAATGGCCTGTTGCTTTTGGCCTGAGCAAGTTGAACAGGGTGTTTCTGCGCTCACACTGCGGCGCACCCGTTCCCGTCATATCCATGCGGGTGCGGCTTCGGCAAGAACGGCAGCCCGGTTTTTCATCGGGCTTGAACGGAAAGGAGGACGCTGCTGTACAGCACCGCTCCGCCGTGCCGGGCGGCTGACTTCATGGCCGTGCCCGGCTTTCATGGAAAGCGTTAAGCAGGCGCAGGCGGGGTCTGACCCCGCTCACGGTGTCCCTGTACCAGAAGGACACCCCGCGCCACATAAAAAGCAGCCCCGCTTCTGCGGGCAGGGCTGCCTATTGTTTCACCGGGGACAATGCTTTGTATCAGCAGCATCGTTTCCCTCATAGTGCTTGCACTCCACGTTGTAGCCGCCGCACGGAGCGCATCGTGCATCGGTGATCTTAAACGTGTGTTTGCACTGTTCTACGTCATTCTTTTTTGTGCCCCTGTGCGGGGCAATTCTGATATGTGCGCTCCTCGCCAAGCTCTTGACCCTCCTTGCTTTATGTAGGTAACTGCACCGTCCAAGTGGGGACGTGTTGCAGCGTTTGTCCTGCACCGTTTCCCAGTGCTCCGGCGGGTTGAAGTTTATCCGCCGCCGAGGTTTCAACCGCCCTTCGAGGAAGTAAGAATCGCCGTCCCATTCTATAGCTGCTTCATCCGCCCATTCCATCAGCTTTTTCACCGATTCCGGCAGTTCAAAGCTCCCGTCCCATAAGGTTCCGTCAGCTTCTGTGACATCCGGCATCTCCGCAGGCATCTCTATTCGTTCACCGCTCGGAAGTTCAAGATAGGCGGCACACCCGCTCACTTTTCTACCTCCATAATGTGCGTAGCGATCATATCCGCCATGTGAACGCATAGAGCCTCTGGGCAGCTGTCATACACTTTGCTCAGGGTATCCCAGTCCTGCTGCCCGGTGTAGGCACCCATGTGCCAGCGGATCGCCAGCGTCTCTTTTTCCGTGAGGTACATCCAGTGCTGGATCAGGATGATGGATTCTTCACCATGCCCCAGCATCCGGGTGTCTCTGTGCCGATACCCGCCCTCCGGCTTTGCAATGTACTTCCCAGCCTTGCAGACATCGTGCAGCAGGGCGGCAGTCAGCACAGCGTTCTTATTGCACTGTGCGAACCGTTCTGTCTCGCACAGCTCCATTGCAGCCTTTGCCACATTGAGGGAGTGGATCAGCAGACCGCCCGGTACGTTCAGGTGATGATTTGCGCTGGCCGGGCTGTTGAAAAAGCCAATTTCGTCAAGCATTCGCCACATCACCATGCTGTTAGGTCTCTTCCCGATTGCCTCAATAAACATCTGCTTGTACTGTTCTTTCGGGGAATATACGCCTTGTCCTTCCATGCCGTGTTCCTCCGAAATCAAGCCTTGCCAAGAGGTTTGGCAGGCAGATCAGCGGGACCAATAGCCTTGAAGTCTTTCGGGTTGATTTCCTGGGTAGGATGCTCCAACGCCTGATCGAGTGCTGCATCCAGCCCGATCTTCACATCCTGCAGCAGCTTTTCGGCCTCCTTCACGTCATTGCCGCAAGCCGCAGCAACAATGTTTGCTGTCGCTGCAACGGCAAGGTTCACCAGCGTTTCATCGTCACCATGTGCCCACAGGTCAACATGGTTGTTTTCCAGTTCTACGGAAAAGCCAATTTTCTTTTCGTCGTTCATATCGTAGTCCTTTCTTTGGTGGGTGGATGTTCGGTCTTTGGCGGTACGCCCCGGGGTTAGCACCGGGCGGAAGGGAATGCACCCCCTCCTGCACTGGCTGTACCAAATAAAAAGGCGGCATCGGACAGGTAGCCGCCACCCATGCGGGCCGCCCCGCTGTATTCTTTCTGCCCCCAGCAGGTAGGGCCCCGGCCTTGCGGTAGCCGGGCGGCCGCCCCCTAGATAGACTAGCCGCATGGTAGGCGGGTAGGTCTGCCCATGCCCGGAAGCTCACTCTTTAACGTGTTCTTCCTGTTTCATCTTGTCTATGTACTTCTGCGCCAGATCGTGAATCTGCTCTTTGAACACTGCCCGCTTACGGCGTTCCAGCAGCTCAAAGTTTCCGGCGCAGGCAATCACCGTAATAATCCCAGCCATCACGATTTCCTTGATCCATGCCATTTGTATAAATTCTCCCGGGTCTTATCCAACATATCCCGTCTATGATTCGCCACCATCTTCCAGTAATGCGCCTCCTTGGACACCTCAAGAAATGCTTCCTCAGCTTCCTTTTTGGCGTAGTGGTTCAGGATGCCCCACAAAAGAAAAAGAGCCGTCGCCACATCTGTCGCAATCCTCACCGCCAGATCAGGGGTGCCGATGTGATATAGCCAGATTGCAAGTTCAAGCATTTTTCTACCTCATGTGAAATAAACTGGTTTGGTTCGTGTAATTCGCAAAGCGTTCTTCCTGCGTCTTGAAATAGAACGGGTCGATTTCAAAGCCGATAAAGTCAACACCCGCTTCATAGGCGGCAATTCTGCTGCTGCCACTTCCGAGGTGAGTATCAAGAACTTTCTGTCCAGGCTTTGCGAAATTCTGAAAAATCCAGTCATACAGAACAATCGGCTTCTGCGTTGGGTGAATTCGTACTTCATTCAGACTTTTGTTTCCCTGCATGATATGCCCTTCGGAAATGCTCTTGCCCTGCATCATCCCGCTCCACATATAGCGGAATAGTCTGACCGTCTTGAGTAGGTCTGTTGCCGCAATCTCGCAGTCGGAAAAACTTGTTGCTTGGTTGCACTTATCCCATACGATACGCCCCGGAGCAAAGCCATAGCTGAAATAGTTGCAGCCCCATATAATATAGTGTCGGCTCACTCGCATCAGTTCGTCGAAATACTCTTTTCCCGGCACTTCCCACACGGGAGAAACCGGGTAATCCCGATGCACTCCGATCCGGCTGACCCTTGAGCCGTAGAATCCGCGGCGTTCAGGTCCGCTGAAATAGGGCGGGTCTACCACAGCGAGATCAAAGTAACCATCCGGGAAAGCAGCCATTGCTTTCATGCAGTCTGCGTTGTAGCAACGGTTCAACTCAAACGTCTGTGCTTTCATTCTTTCAGCCCGCCGGGGTATTCCGCCCGATACCGTAACCTCTGCTTCGTATGGTAGAGCCGCTTCTGCGCAAGGTCTGCACTGTACCCAGCCCGGCCACGCTCATCCATCCGGCCAGTATCGCCGCGGCGCAGTTCCTTATAAATGGTGGAGTAGTCATAACCCATCAGCGGGGCAATTTCCATACCGTTCATTCCAGAGTTGTACAGGCGTTCCAGCTTCTTGCGGTCGTCGAACTCCATGTGCTTTGCCATCTGTTCCACCCCTTTCCCCAAAAAATGCGCAAAAAAATAAACGCAGGAGAATCTTTTGGATTTCTCTTGCGTTTATTTTACAATTTCAGC